AGTGGGTCGTCGTTGTAGTCAATGTCGATGCCAGCGTCAGCTAGTGGTGTGTTACCAGATGCTCCGGTAGACGTTGCGTATTTGCCGGATGCGTCGATAGGCACAAGGATGTTCTCGACCGATTGAGCGGTGAGTGACGTGCAGTTAGTCCATGTTTCATTAAAGACTCCGCTGTTGATGCTTGATGGATTCCAGTTGCTGAACACGTCTGCGGAGAAGTCGGTGAGTGAAGAGCAGTTCAACCACGTCGAATCCATTGTAATAGCTACAGGAATCGAAACGTCAAACGAAGGGAGCGATGAGCATCCGTCAAATCCAAAACGCAAGTCCGTTACCGAAGGAAGAGCCGCACTAAAACTTGTTAGAGACGTGCATACACGCCAAGCTGCGAAGGCGTTAGTCGCTGATGAAATATCCGAACTAAAACTTGTGAGAGCGGTATTTTGCCATGTGCGAAACAATCTAGTCGCTGTTGGAAGCGGTGTGCTAAACGAGGTGAGTCCGCTGGACTGCCATGCGCTCGTAAAGTTCACATTGTTCGCCTCAGTGCCGAGCTTTGCGCCCGCCGGAAATGACGTAAGTGCCGAGCAGTCTCTCCATGCGTAACTCACGTCAGTCGCTAAGGGAAGCTCTGTGCTGAAACTTGTGAGTGATGAGCAACCCATCCATGCTTCTGTCACGTCAGTCGCGGAAGGAAGCGGAGTGTTAAAACTTGTGAGTGATTGGCAGAATTTCCATGCGCGATAAGCGCCAGTCACACCTGACATATCACCGTCGAACTGAACGATGTCGTTTCTGTTACGCCAAGCTGAAGTAACAGTTCCCGTAGCACTCACGCTTGCGCCTCGGTCAGTCAACAGCTTCTTCGCTTCGTTAATCTCACGCCCTGTCGCGCTCTCTGGTAATAATATAATACCATACAAATCACCAGCTTTGCGTATAAAGCCAGCATTACCCAAAAGGTTTAGCTCAGTGACCGCATCGGAATCCACAAGATACACAAACGTCCCTAAGCTCGTGCCTACAATCTGCCAGCCAGCCAACGTCTGCGATGCTGCGTTATCGAACTCAAGGTGTTCTGCGCTATCGTTAAAGGTAATCTTGTAGCCGTCAGCATACGGTTGGTCATTGAGTGTTGGTTGCTCAAGCGTCAGGTTCGTCCGAACGTCAGTGTCACCGTTGTCAGAGCCAGTGATGTATCCGTCGAGCGTGTTAGCATCTGTGAAGTTTCCGGTAAACGTAGCTTTCTGCGGGTCGAAGAAGTAGTAGCCAAAGCCGTCCTTTAGGTCGAACACGTTGTTCCTGTTGTTGATGTAGTTACGCACAGCGTCCGCTTGGGCATCGGTGATGGATGCAGGGAAGAGCGCGAGGTATTCGAGGTCGATGGCTCCAGCATTACTACCAGTAGCATTCGCCGCTATGTTGAACTCTTCGGCATCTACAGTTGATGCTCCGCTTACAGATTGAGTGTTGGAATTGTTTATTTTTGAAACGGCATTACTAGCTGTAAACTTTAACTCAAATAATACATCTTTAACGTCATCGCTAAACATTCCGTCATGGTCTAGCTGCCCAATACCGTTGATGATACTACGCGTGCCTGTAGCAGGCGCAGCACCTCCACGCATAGCAAGTATCGCGTAATTAATAGAAGTATCTGTTTCACCTGTGCTATTAAGAGAAGCAACTCGCCCAAAGTTTTGCCCCCCACCCCCAACAACACTATAAGCAGCAAAGAAATAACCACCAGTAACCGTCTGCCCCAACAAACCTTTAAGACCATCGTTCACTCCATCGAATCTCAGCACTGGCTTCTTGATGACCGTCGCTGGGTCGTTGCCTGATTGATTGATTGTTACCACTTGGCCAGTCGCGCAGGTAAACTTGGTGTCACCGTGGCGGACGTTGGTGGACGACGCGAAGTCAACGTCAAGTCTCTTGTCAGTTCCATCAATAGAAGCGTAGACACGCGCACCGAAGACTCCAAGGTATCCTCCTGTATTTGATGCGCCGTTATTTGTTGAGCCAATTTCTACTTGCTGGTTGCTGTTGTAGATATTTGTGGCTGCAATAGTTCGGTCAATACCAACTTGTGTAAATGAGCCATCGCTTTCTTTGATGAAAAATTGCAATCTCCCATCAGACTGTCTCCAAGTAGCCTTGACGGTTGCTCTTGTCCTTCCGCTCAGAACTGATGAAAAATCAACGCTCTGTTGAAACGCTGGATTGTAAGTTCCATCTTGGCTGATAACAAACTCAACGTATGACGCAAAATTTAAAGCAAGCTGGAAGCTGCGATTGTTGGTGTTTGAGTTGTATTTAGAAACCAATACTCTGGTTGAACTAAGAGGAAGGCTTGGAGTAATGAAGTCGCATTCCACTGTAATGTCACCAGTAATATCTAAAGATGAACTGTCAGGAATTGATGCGTTATTACCACTGACAGGAGGCAGATACAGATACCCATCACCATCAATCAACGGCAATGCACGAGGTTGATTTAACGCGACAGCTTGTTCCGCATCGCCGCCTTTGTTGCTCCCTCTGGAGAGATTGCGAAGCACAGGAACGCCTTCAAGGAAGCTAGCCGTTTCAAGGGACGCGTCCAGCATTGACGATTCGGAATCAAAAAGAAGGTAAGGGTCAAGCTCGTTGGGGTGAAACTCATTCAAGTTACTTAGCCTTTGCGTAAGCGGCCTGGTTAACGGAAGCGTAACACTCCGGTTGACGGCAGGTCTACTCAGCCAAGGCTTCAAGCTGTCCTTCTTCTTCGACATATAACTAGAGATAGATTGGTTTGATAACAACCTTCACATTGAAGGAGCTACCGGCACCTGTAACATTTGCGCGGATGTCTGACAAGGGAGTAGTAAACAATCCACCACCGTTACCAGTGAGAGTTGTGTCATCCCCAAGGGCAACCCAAGTGGTCCCGACCTTTTGCTCAAGGCTTACGGTGGCACCGTCGAATGTCCCGGCTACAAAGAAGCCACTAGGTGTCCCGGTTCCTGCGTTGACTGCGGGGGTGGTTGTGGAATCAAAAGCCCCGGCACCAGCAGTCAGGTCGGCATTGGTGAGGGTGATGTCTGTGTTAAAGTTTGGCATATTGTTATTAGTAGTTAGAGGTGTTCACGCCAGTGCTAGTCCCTACGCCACCCATGGTTGGACGGTTGATAACAAGATCTCGGACGCCGCCCCTTCTCTTTTTCTTGGGCTCCATTGTATCAACGGGACTCTTAACTGTTTCAGCTACGGCGGTTGGGGGTGGGGGAGTCGCTGGGGGCTCGGGGGGTTTGGGGGTCTTAACAGACATGCACATGGGTTATTCGGGGGTAAGGAATTCGTTGTCTAACTGGTCTTCATGAAGGGTCTTTAGAAAGTTAACAAGTTCTCGCTTTCCCCCATAAAAATCAATCTCCCGAAGCGAATCGCTAGGGGAGAAATCTTTGCTTGGCACGCGTTCGTCCAAGAACTTTATGAGGTCATCTGGGATGTGAGGAATGTAGTCATTCATGTTGAACTTTCCTACTATGGTCCTTATTTGTAATACAACTTCGTTCAAGGTGCGCTAAAGCACGCCAAGCGACAGCCGCCCACTCCCCTTCAAGCATGTGTCGGAGCATGGCATCAAGCTCGTCCGTAGACTTACTCATGTCCCACCAAATCTCATCTTCAGGGTGGTGCTGGATGTTACCTTTGTAGCTTTGCTTGGCTACTTCAACCAGGGCATGCGGAAAATAACACATCAACCCACGATACAATGGGATCTGTTTGCGCTCCTCGGCGGTCCCTTCGATTGTTATTGTGTTGGGGTCCATAGCTTTATCTCTTTTGTTTCTTTGTTATAATAACCATCCCGCAAGATGAAGGCCATCCGAGCGTTAAGCAAGGCATCCTCCTCGGTCATCCCTGCTTTCTCGTAGGTGTTAACAACAGTCTGCCACTCGGCGCCATCCTTTTGAAGGATCTTTTCGGCGGTCTTCAAGCCCACCCGGGGCACACCAAAGTAACCATCGGTTGCGTCACCGGCTAAGGTTTGCACTAGGTGTTGGAAGTCGGCCTCCTCTTTTGTTATCTTTCGAAGGTCATCCTTAAGGAAGTTATACCACGTGCACGGGACGGTCGCGAAGTCCTTGTCTCCACTAACAATAATCGAACCATCAGGGTCCGCACTACCAATAACACCAAGGACATCGTCAGCCTCCAAGCGGTCCACCCGAAGAGACTTCCACTCATCACAGGCCCACTCACGGAGATCATTGATGCCGAGGGGTGATCGCTTGTCCCGGCGGTGGGCTTTGTAAAGCGGGTTGAGTTCGTGGCGAAACGTGTAGCGATCCGAGAACACCATCCAGATCTCATCACCGTTATCTTCGTATGCCTCAAGGATCTCCGAGATACACTCGGTCACCATGAGGAATGCATCCTTAAGGTCACTGAAGTCAGCGTGGACTGTGAAGATGTCATCGTCCCATCTGAATTCCTTTTCGGCTGCGAAGGCTGCCCGGTAAAGCAGCATGTCTCCATCAATGTATATTTTCTTCATAGATTTATTTAGTGTGTGTCCTTCCAGGTTTTACCAATGCGATACTCACCATCGAGTGGACAGCGGAACTTTAACAACTGACCAGCCAGTGCCAGTGCCTCACAGAAGAGTTGGCCTAGTTCCTCCGCGTGTTCCTCAAGGCAGCTGAACTGGACCTCATCGTGGATGTTACCGTGAAGTTCGTAAGGGTAAGGTGCGATCTCTTTAAATACAATGAGT